CCCAGCTTCACCCATAAGACCAGTTCCGCCTCCGTAGCCAAACATGGTCGGGGAGTTTACAATTCCCCCAGAGGCGAATTTTTTAATCCCGCTGTCGAATGCGTTACCCTTGGCATTTCCTATAGGGCCAAATGTGGGACTAGTGTAGCTAAATCCCGACGCTGTTCCTGCTCCTGCTCCCGCAGTTGTGGCCCCTGAAAAATTCAATAGTCCTTGAGCAAGAGGGGCAACGATAGAAGACCTAACAATAATTCTGGTAAGGTCGTCCAACACTGACTGAGTAAAACTTTTAAAACTAATCTTTCCGGTTTTAACAAAGTCGAAGAAGACAGTCTCAAGTCCTTTGAAAGCATTTGTAATTGCTCCTGCTATTCCTTGAGATAACGTACCTACAGAAGTTATATAGTCCTGCACTCCTGTTTTAAAAGAAGCTGACAATGACAGGTTAACTGACAATGCCGCAAGTTGTGAATTATACTGAGCCAGTGTAATCGTCCCCGCCGCAAGATCTTCATTAAGATCTTTCATTTTCATATCAGACACAGCTTCATTAAACTCATGGATATTTAAAGTTCCGTCAGCTAGTCCCTGATTAAGAGCATTCAGTGTTACTTTCTTTTCGGCGTCTCTAAGCTGGCTTAAATTTTTTGTGCCCTCTTTAAACTGGTAGTTGGCTTTTGAAAGATCAAAAGCTAGGATTGCCTTATTGTATTTTGCCACATCCCCGCTTTTTCTAAACTCCTCGTTAAGTCTTCGCAACTGTTCCTTGGGATCTAGCTCCTGAGATACCATAGCTTTCATGGCCTCCCAGTCTTTTTTAAATTGTTTTAGTCTCTCAGCCTCAGTCAACTTATCTTGTTCTTTTTTAAACTTTGCTTCAGTTGCTATCCTAGCGTCGTACGCCGCAAGTCTAGCTTTCTCAGCGTCAGACATATATCTTGATAGGGCATTAACTACCGCCAATCCCTTGCCAAGTAGTCCGGGTGCATTCCTGGCCCAGTCAGTAGCTTTTTCTGTAAGCTGGAAGAACGTCATAGAAAGTTTTCCAACTCCGTAGTCTAGTTGTTCTATCGGGCCAAGTGCTGAAGTGGCGGCTGGATTTAAGTATATAAGTGCTGCGGCTAGAGCAGTTATAATAGCAACTCCTGGAGACAATAACCCTATGCTTGCCGCCAGCCCAATGATCGCACTAGACACTCCCGCTATAGCCCCAGTTCCCAGCACTAAAAGCACTGGAGTTATTTTGTCTATGTTTTTAACGAACCAATCTACGCCTTTTGCAAACTTACTTTGGAGTCCCCATGCGTCCGCAAGTTCAAATATTTTTAATTTAACAGTATCTAGAGCCCTTGTCAGACTTTGCTCAAAAGTTGACTTCATTAAATCAGCTTCGCTATTTATCTTGTGCATACTGTTGTTAAGTATTTCAAATAACTTCGCCGTAGTTATCAATCCCTTTTCCGCAGACTTTAATAAGTCAGTGCCGAACTCTTTGCGCAGCAATCTTGTGAGGTACACGTTCTGGGACATTACCGATCTTAGATCTTGTCCACGCAATGCCCCCAGAGAAAACGCCTGACCTAACTGTATGGTAGCGTTTCTTGCTTCGTCTGTTGTGGCTCCGGATAGCCTGAATGTATTTGCTATAGTTTGAGTAGTGTTTAATAAAGTTTCTTGAGACACCCCGACATCTTTTAATGCAGCAGACATTCTTAGATACGAGTCCGCCACTCCAGATATTGATTGCTTGGTGTTGCGGGATATTTGGACTAATCTGTCCATCGTGTTTGCGGCGTCCTCCGAAGTTCCCCCGAGAGAAATTAGTCTGTTATTTATATTTTGTATTTCATCGGAGAATGTCGCCATAGTTCTAATAGTAGCAAAGCTGGCCCACGACCCGGCAGCAACACCAATAGCTTGCATCCCAGTGGCCGCTGTCTTAACACTTTTTGTAACACTGCCCATTGACGAGGCTATGCTGTCTAGCGCCGACTTAACCCCAGCAGCGTCAACTACTATTTTTATCACCCTTTTTTGCTGAACGCTTCCCACGCTTATCCCCGCCAGACTTATTAGTTTCTTCGTTCAATTCTATGAACGTGCGATCCATAAGTCTAATAATATATGCGAAATCATCAAAGTCCGATAACTCGTATATCTTAAAATATTCTGCTATGGCTGTAAATGGAATTGATCCGAGTTCCATTCCTACTGGCCTAGACGTAGATAGGTCTCTGAACGCGTCAAGATAAAACTCGAAGCCCTCTATAACTGGCTCCTCGTCAGATTGCTTTATAAAACCTTTGGCCAACAGGTCATAATACTGGCCTGACTTTATTTCTTTGCGCCACTTAAAAGACCATTCTAAATAGCGCGTTAGGAGTTTCCCAGGTCTTCTTTATAGTTATTGAAGTCGCTTACATGCTTCCAGAGTGTGTCGAATAAGTCTGGCAGACTTACAAAGAACTTAACGGCCACGGCCTTATCTAATTCAACGGCCTTCCCGTCTATCTCAATGCCCTTCCAGTCAATAAGGCATACATCAACAAAAACTTTTGCCTGAATCTCTTGTTGTTTAGCGGGCTCTAGAGTTCCCATTTCTATCTGGCGGGCGTAAGGCTTGTAATAACTTGCGATAGCGGCTTTAACTCTGGGATTGCTGGACTTAAACGGGCGCAGCAAGAATCCTATAGAGTCCGATATCTCGAACCAAATTCCGTTCTTTTCTAAGTCTTCACTTGTTTTAAAAAATTGGTCTAGATTTGTTTTCATTCTTTTCCCCTTGTTAGTTATCGTTACGGTTACAAAATAAAACCCCCCAGTCAAGGGGGGAGTAAGGTCAGCCCTCAAAGGGGAAAAGCCGATGAAGGCTAAACCCCGTATTTTATTACACTGGCAATTTATAAATTGAAAGTGCTGACTCGCCGCCCGAACCAACTTTGGCAGTGCCCGACATTTCCATAGAAATATCTTGGTTCTGTCCGCCGCTTGAAGGGTCTTCAAATGATACTTGTAGCGCAGGGATATAAAACCCGTACCAGCCGTCTACGTTCTTGACCATAAAGCCCAAGGCAAAAGCCTCTTGAGTTAGCTTCTTTGTTAAAAGATCCCAGTTGGCATCTTTCAAATAAGAACTGAGGTCGGCAGTTACTTGAGCAGTACCAGGAGTGTAATCCTGCGGAGCAGTTCTGCCAATACAGGTCTGAGTGTTTAAGTTGTTGTTCAATGACAACTTAAGAGACTGTAGACAGAATGAATCTTGGACGAACGACCCAGTTACGTTTGTGGTAAGGAACGGCATATCTACTGAGCCGTTCAAAGTGTTGGCAGTTGCAGGGGCGTCGAAATATTCATTGTAACTTGCGAACTCAGAAGCAGAGTCAGCATTAGCATAGTCGTTACCCATAGTATCAAACGAACCAGAAATTAAAGATCCGTATTCTACGTTCAACTCCATTTGAGAAACAATGCTACCGCGATAGATAAGAGCCTTGGTTGTTAAATCCAAGAATGTCTTTTCAATGGTAAGGGATTTCTTAGTGGTGCCAATTGAAAGTTTGTGCGCTCTCTGATAAGTAGCCGACTCTGAAACTGTTACCATTCCAGTTGGGCCAGCGTATGTTATTACAAGAGCAGTAACATCTACTACCATTACTGGCACGTTGTTCGCGGCGCTAGCAAAGTTAGTTAGCTGAATAATATCCCCGACAACTAGGCCCTCAGTTACGAAGCTACCAGTTACACAAGTGATTGTTCTGGCAGTTGCGTTTAGATCTAAGTTTCTAGTGTAGGATGTGAAAGAAGTATCCCACGCATTGTACATCGCAGATTCCATGAAATCTTCTAAAGCCTCTTCCTTTGCAAGTTCAAAGCTATGTCCGCCCTCAACAGCAAGACCAGTTACAACTTGCCCAGAACCTTGTCTGTCTGTACGAATCTGTGCGGACTCCGTAGTCTCAGGAGTTCCCGAGTACTTCTCTGAAATGAATCTTGCAGTTTTAAATTGCAAAGATCCTCCAGCAAGAAAAGTTGCTGCGGTAGTTACTTGAGGGTCGCCAGCAGTTCCAGTGATTACTCTAGACACAAGAAGCAAAGCTGGGGCGCTTGCGCCGATTGCGGCACTTACTTGAGTGGCTGTAGATACACCTGACTGAATGCCAACTAGAATGGCGTTTCCTGTTACTAAAACAGTCTCCGCTCCGGCAGTGGCCGTGTTAGCATACTGAATGCTAATCAGTTCGCCTGGGTCTCCGCCTTTTACTGCGGTGTATGTGATATCGTCTATTACTACTGACGCCTTTACAGCGGCGGGAGTAACTCCGTACGTCGATTCTTTCTTGTATCC